TCAATTATAATACTATCATTCGCAGCTACTAATATTAAAGTTCCTAGTGTTGCACCACCAGAGTTTTTTAATGTAATTGTATTCGCAGCAGCTTGTGTTTGTATTCTTACAAAGTGAGCTCTATTAAAATTACTAGCACTTATTAGAGCGCCAGCAGTAGTAGAGGTTCCTTTTATTTTAACGCAACTATCGGCCATTTTATTTTTCTCCTAATTGTTCTAATGTTTCTTTATCAATATATTCATAAATTTTTTCTCTATTAATATTATGAAACTTTGCTACTTTTTCTATAGCGTTTTCAAATTTTTCAATGATATTACCAGTTTCTTTTTCAACAAGTTTAAAAAGATCACTTATTGCCTCTTTCATTAAAGGTGGTAATTCATTAAAACTTTTAGAATCGATTAAACGATTCTCTTTTATAACTCTACTCACCAGCATTATCAGTTCCTACGCTCAAATCTATTTGTGCTTGACCGTCCTGATTTAATGTGGGTGAAACAGAACCATCTGGATTGAAAGTTCCAGGATCAGCAATTACAGGTTTTGGATCGCTGTGAGGTTGCGCTTCAACTGTTCCATTAAACATATTACCAGCAACTTCTTGTCTATGTGCATCCAATGCATCTCCAACTTTCATTCTTAACGCATCTTTAAATGCATCGCCTGCACCAGCGTTATCACCACTTGCGATTTTGTCTATAAAGTTTTTTACTTCATCACTCATTTTTTATACTCCTATGTTATAGTATCATCATTATTTGTGACCTGAGCCATTGGGTCCTGAATAACATTATCTCTAATTTCTTTTTTAATTTGTTTATCCATTTCTTCAATTTCTCTATCACTTTGTTTTAATACATTTTTTCTAATATAATTTACTGAATAAAATTTACCAATATATTCTCTCATCTCATTAGCAAGAGCTAATCTCTCTCTCATCAATTCAGTTTGTTTTAATTCAGCAAAATGTCCATCTTGTAAAAAATCATATTGTAAAGTATCTCTAACAATATACCAATCAGATTCAGCAATAATACCTTTTAATACTAATTGGGTTCTTAATATATCATTAAAAAGTTCAGTAAATTTTTTTCTTAATCTTTGAACAAATTTAGTAAACTTTAATTCATCTCTTGTTATTTCAGAAGCTCTTCCTAAATTAAATCCTTGTGATGCTTCTAATCTGCTTGTTGGAACATTTAAAGAACGATATAGTTTTGCTCTAAAATATTCAATATCAGCAATTTCACCCAAATTTTGTCCGCCAGGTAATGTAGAAATATCTGTACCTCTACCGCCTTCTCTACTTGGTAGCCAAAAATCTTCTAACATTGACATATAGTTTCTATCATCTCTAATTTCACCAGTAGAAGCGTCATAAACAAGTTTGTTTCTATATCTTGCCATTACATCACGTAGATATTGTTCCGCTTTTACTTTTGGTAGATTACCAACATCAATTTTAAATATTCTTCTTTCAGGTGCTCTAGCTATTCTGTAAATAACAGCAGAGTCTTCAATCATTCTTAATTGATTGACAGGTTTAATCGCCTTATGTAAATAAGACAATACCATATTTTTATTTTGATCAATTAAACCTGAAGCACAAAAAGCAATTGTATCTGGTGCTATTTTTAAACCAGATTGTCCAGTTGTTCCTGATAAACCTCTTTCATTATATAAAAAGTATTCAACATATTCATCAACAACAGCCAATGTATTTAAAGCTGATGGACTAGGAACGTCAGGTCTTTTCTTTCTAACTTCTCTAATCTTTTTAATTTTTCTAGGATCAATATATTTTAATTCAGTAATTCCTTTTTTAGGACTTTCTCTATCAATAATTTTTTGATAAAATATTCTACCATCTACGTACCATCTTCTAAAGATGTCGTGTCCTTTGGTATTGAAGTTCATTAGTCTTAAAACTTCTTTAAATTCGTCTTCTATTTTTTGTCTTACTTCTTTTCCATAAGGTAAATCTATTAAATTAACTCTTACTGCATCTTTCAATTCATTTGCGACAATTGCTTCATTGACAATATCTTCGATTGCCATATCGCATTCAGGGTGTAATGCTATTTCTCTATATCTACGAATAAGGTCCTGCTCTGTTCTCGCAGTACCTTCCATATCCAAGTATGAACCAAAATGACCTCCAGCATTGACCGTTTGTGTACCGTCATCTGCTTGAGCAGTTGTAAAACTTTGTTTTGGATCAGCTTGTTTTTTAAGTCGTGTTATCGAAAAGCCGAATAATTCTGCCATTATGTATCTCCTTTACTACTATACTTATACTAGTTTTAAAAGGGCGCCGAAGCGCCCCTTTAATTAAATATTAAGTTGTAGTATTTGTTTCAAAGTATTGGTATTGAAAAGTCACAGGGAACTGTTCAATAGTCGTTTGTTCATCATAAGATAATTCAATCTCACCTACTTCAGTTGGAAAAGCACCTCTTAAAGTATATGATTTGATTGTATTACCATTTCTGTCTAAATGATCAATGAACGCATCAACTTGATAGTCAACAGGATTTGTTAATCCTTCGTTGTCAGTCATATTGTTGATACCATTCTGCCATCTTTCGAAAGCATTTCTTAACTTAAAGTTAGTATCATTATAAACAGTTAATGACCATTCTGCTACAGTTCTATCACCAGCAATTTTGATATTTCTACCTCTGAAAGGAACAAGTACAGTTCCTACAGTCATTGTTGGAATAGTTGTTGATCTGCATAAGAATGCCAGGTCTTCTATTTCTCCACCAACTTGGGCATAACCAGGAAAAGGCATTACTACCTTAAACTGATTGGCTCTAGCGCCACCGCCAGCAAGTTTAGCTTTGAAGTCGTTAATGTTTGCCATTTTTTATTCTCCTCTACTATTAACCGCCAGCGACTTCCTCGAAGGAAACCCCTGTTCGTGTAGCAATGAATTGAAGTGTAATGAAGTTAATTGCTCTAGCAGGTTTTACAAAAATTTCTGCCTTAAACTCATTTCTATCAATTACATCGCTTGTGTTGTTAGTTTCATCACATACTACTAAAAAGTCTGTGATACCTCGTCTACCTTGTACCTCTCGTAAGAAAGGTTCTACAATGTTTCTAAAATTCGCTCTTGTAAATTCATCATTGAATTCAAACAATTGGAATTTAGAAGCTGTAGAAATTGCTTTCTCTAAAGTGATAAACAATCTTCTTACGTTGATTCTATCAAACGCAGATGGTGATTTCAAACCAGTTCTGTCACCAAAAAGAATTGTACCTTGTCCTGGGAAAGTAGCCACTGGGTTAACTCTCTTAGGATATAGTCTATCTCTTTGTGCTTTAGTTGGATTGTAAGCTAGTTTAACTGCGCCTCTGATGATACCTCTGTTGAAACCAGCAGGTGAGTACCAAGAGTCTGCAATTATATCTGTTCTAGCAGCAACACCAGCAGTATCTCCATTTAATGGAACAAATCTATATACGTCATTGTATCTGTCGTATTGATATTTGTATCCACTATCCATAAACACATATGAAGATGATCTTATGTTGTTGAAAAAATCAATAACATTATTCGTTTGTGTTTCAGAGTTTGTGATACCTACCACGTCTGCTCTTTCAGGTGAAACAAAGACTACTGCGTCTTTTCTATTTTCAGCAATATTGATTAAGTTGTCAACGTGAGTTGAATCACCCTTACCAGCAATAATTAATCCAACATCAACTGTTTCAGCATCTGAAAATCTTTCGTATGCTGTCTTTAGTTGAGCAGTTGTCACTGCCGTACCATTAGCACCACCAGAAAGTGATGATAATACTGGAGTGTCAATTGCTGTAAATGAAGTTGAAGAAGCATTGCTACCCCAATTTGTTCCAGCAGTTGGCCAGTCCATCCAATAGATGTATGATGATTTATTATAGATTACGTCAGGCAAATAGTTAGTGTCGCCTTGAGGTGTTTTAGCATCAGCCGCTTTTGAAACTTTAGAAAACACTTCCAAAACTTCTCCAACTGTTCCTGATATTCCACCATCTTCGTCAACGACTACTACGTGCATTTCGTCATTTGAACCTGATCTATTTGATACATAATCAGAAGTACCTGGAGCACCATCAACTGAATCATAATATCTCCATCTTCTTCTAATATGTGAGTTATCTACTACTACTCTTGTTAATCCGCCAGCACCTCTTGGGTGTTGAACGATTGTTAAGTCGTTAGTTGCAATGTTTGTTATTCTATATTCTTGTCCGTCATCAAAATCTGCAGTCACAGCAGTTGTTGAAAACGATATAATGTCACCAACATTAAAGTCAGTTCCATCATCAACAGTCACAGTCGTGTCACCTACTGCTAGATCTGCTTGATCTACAGATGATATAGAGTCGTTTCCTG